GTGTTCGTCTACTAGGTATTGACACCCCCGAGTCTCGCACTTCGGACGCTGTTGAGAAGAAGTTTGGTCTCCTATCGAAGAAGAAGCTCAAGGAGTGGTGTATGAAGGCGGTTGCATCTGAGAAGGATGATATCGAAATCGAACTCAGATGCCCGGAGGCGGATTCGAGGGGTAAGTTTGGTCGCGTTCTCGCAGAGGTTTGGGTGTGTGAGGATGGAGTGTGGACCAATGTGAACAAATGGATGTGTGACAAGGGGTACGCTGTCCCATATGCGGCACAGAATAAGTCCGAAGTTGAGGCTCTACACATGGCGAACCGTGAGAAACTCATTGAGCGGGGCGAGATCGACGCCTGATATACATGATGACGAAAATAATAATAACTGCCACGATGAGTTGGGTCAAGTATTCATCGGAGTAATAATCTAGAATCAAATTTGGATTCTTAAGTAGATACCAAAGATTTTTCCGTTGGAAAATCTGTGTGATGGACATGTTGATTCCATGTCCCTGTGTGGCGTGCCACGACCAAGGTGGAATCATCAGACTGTCACCAGGTTCTAACGTCACTTTGTATATTTTCATTTTGCTATGGTCCATCTTGAAAAAGTCCTCCTTTGCAAAATTGGATTTAGTCGCCGACAAAACACTATTCTTATGAATGTTGGGATTATCGTAATTGTCGAATATGTACACAGTTTTTGACCCGTATAATTGGTTGAGTATGAAATCGGAGTTGACATGTAAATGTAACCCACTCGAGTGATTATTTCCTAAATATAACATCAATGCTTCAACATCTCTTCCGTCTGTATTTGGGTTATGTAACGTGTTGAGTAATTTTTCAGATACTCGCTCTTCAAAAAGATCTACTTCCGCACAATAAAGTGAAGGTGTGCGCCCTTTTTTCCAGTGACTGACAAGATTTGGGACGGACATCGTTCCTGTATCCGCACTCGTAGTTGATGTATTGGGTGTATCATATATTTCAATGGGTAATTCGGTATGTCCAAACATTTTTGTAACCTTCTCAAACGGCATCAGTCGTGCTTTGGGTTGATACAAACCACGTATGACAACCGGATGTGTGATTTCCTGTGTGATAATTTGCTTTTCTTCTGGTGTCATCTGACTGTATACGTACGTAGGAAGATCCATATTGTACATATGATATTAAAGTTTCAAGTTATAAACACATAAATGATCATTCATCTCAAGATTACGATAAATCTGAAGCAAAAAAAGCGTCGGCGAAAAAACCGAAAACGTCGTAAGATGAAAACTAAATAGTGTATGGGTACTTTCGTACCCATAAATTACATATCCACTTATCGCCAGACTTTACAGGATTCCCCCCATGTAAAGCCTTGTACGTGATGAAATTGTAATTATTTACTGTGTCAAAAAACAATGCATCACCGGCACCGAGTTTATATGTTCTCTTTAGGTTTGGAAACACAGTTTCTCCACCTATATAATCATCGTTAAGTGCCAAAATAAATGTATAGAGACGCATATTTTCGTCATCTTTGAATGCGTCTTGGTGTGGTTTATAATGACCACCAGGTCTGTATCTGACGACTTGAAGCTTCTCACAGTTTCTAATCGGTCTATCAGTGTACTTCAAACATCTCTCCATAATCATCTGTACCACTGGATCTTCTCGACTGAGCCACGCCGTTTCACTTTTACGAATCGATTCATCAATCCGCTTATTATGTGAAATCGACGACTGCTCGAGTTTACCCGAAGCCTCGCGTATGATATGACGTCTTTCAGACTCAGTTAGGAAATTCTTGAGTATCTTGGGACTGGGATACGTTGGTATTATGTACAAAATCAATAGTATTAATGCGAGAATGATGAGCATCTTATCTTTTACAAATAAAAATTTTTAGGCGTCACACAATTATACCTATTTCTAATGGTACCGAAAACATCATTTCCGTATGCGAACACTTGTTTAATGTTATTTGTAATTTCATCCTTTCGATGTGGTTCAAGAATGAACTGTCTGAGAAGATCACCCCCAGAATGTATCAACATCTCATAAATTTGTGACAAGTCACGCATTTTATCCTTATATTTTTCTTGACGCTGAAGATACACTTTGAAGACGGCTTCATCGAGCTCATTTAACATATATGCGACACGCAATTGTAAATTATCTATAGGCTCCAAATCTAAGTACACATGTTCTCGATCAGAGTAATACACATAAGACGCCAAATGCATTAAATCGTTTGATGCCCCAGCTTCACGTAACTCTCCATAACTGGGTATACCACCACATGGAATATCTCCATGTTCTCGCGACATTCCACCCTTTCGTTTGAATTCTATGTAATGTGGGTTGTGAATACGACCAGTGACAATTTCACCAGATCTCCAATCGAAAGCTGTGTGACAATTGATACACCACATCTGCGAACAACCACTTGTTTTATGTATTACTGTTCCACATTTTGGACATGACTTACTATCACGATTAAGTAACTTCATCGTCTTAACAACTTCTGGATTACATTTATGATCATCAGTGAGAGGTTCGTTACACGCCTTACAAAATGATGTACTACATAATCCACAAAAATAATCCTCGTTGAGAAAACCTTTGCACCCGTCTTTGGGACATTGGCGTACAAATTTGGTTTCACTGGTATCTGTGATATGTCCAGTTGTTCGAATACGTTCGAGATCGGCATATACCTGTTCAAGGTCACGATGAAATTCTACAATTTCTGGGTACGATTCGATATTACGATCGTTGACAGGGAAAGATAAATGATACCTTTGATACAGTTCTATGAGTGTCGCACGAAGTTTACGAGCTTTTCGCCGAAGTTTGCGTATCTCTAAGATTCGTTCAACTTCCTTTTGACTCTGTGGCATCAAAGCCTTTTCTCGTTCGAACAATATATTCTCGCGGTGTCGTCTTAATTCCGTGTTTCGGAAATACTTTGTACAAAAGGAATCAACGAATTCTCGGTTCCAAAGTGTCTTACATCCCATACAATGAGGATCCTGAAAAGAGTCTAAAATATATCTCTGTGAACACGAACGACAACTTTTAAGATCACAAAAAGAACATTCGACTTTCTTGTGATGTATCTTGTTAAATTTTTCACAACATACGTCACATGTAGTCATTAACTTAAAGGCAGACTATTTCTTTAAATTACAAAATTTACTGATATGATACAAACTGGCTAATCATTTCTTTCGAATCATCTCGTTCGTACACCGTCTGAGCAAAAAAGAGTGTCATCTCTGCGAAACCATATGACAAGTAGGTACTTCTATACTTCTCATAAATATGTACAAGTTCATCCATATTCTGATGACACCATTCTTCCACATCTTTTTCTGTCATATCCCTGTGAAGACCACATTCTATGTACTCAGCGACTTCATCACTGAGAGGCATGTCGGTAATCACGGTACAATCGTCATCGGGGTGATTCATTTTTACTTGATTTTACTTTTTAGCCGACTTACTTAGGTTCTTAAAACTTTTCATCGCATTGTTGTACGCCTTGACCATGTCACCGTACTGCGACGCTTTCTGAATACGACCGGTATAAATCCTACTCTTCTTCGTCCAGTTCCGCCGAACATTGGGGCTCGTACCCTTAGGGAATTCTCGTTGGAGACGGTTGACCTTCGATTGGTAACTCCCCTTGTTCATCAAACTCGGCGATTTCGTGAGATACTCTTCAATCTCTGAACGTCTCGTGTTCACGTCGTTCTTGAATTTCACCACCATATTTCTATGATGCGCCTTCTCACTCTGATTCGTGAGGCCCATCTTCGTGTACTTGTTTTCGATATTCTTGCGAAGTTCCACCTTCTTGTTTAGGATATTCTCAATCGCCTTGAGGTCATCGATAGTCTCAGCCTTCCTCAGTTCCTGTGCCCATACACCTATCCTACCCTTGGTGAGACCCTTTCTTTCCCTGAATACACCGTTATTATTAGGACGCATGTTCAATTCTTTGGTGATTTTGTTTTGAAGTGCGTTTTTTTCCGAATTGAAGTTCTTGATCATGTTACGAACGTTATTTTCTTGCTTTTCAACCTCGTTGGGTACACGATTGACATTTACCTTGACGTTATTTACATTGACGGTATTCTTAGATGGAAGAGATACATTGTTATTGTTAGAGAATAAAGGGTTATTTTTCATTTTTGGTTCATTTAGGGTTTTATTCTTTTTATTATTCGCATTGTTGTTCGAGTTCGAGTTCGAGTTCGAGTTCGAGTTCGAGTTGTAAATAGGTTCCGCTGCGCGACCACCTTTACGAATATTCGTTTTTACATCTTTCATCAATTGATTCATAATTTGGTTAGCGACAATCTCCACATCCTTTTTTTTCGCGACATTATTGTTTTTCGATAAGTTGTTGTTAATACCCGTTTCAACATCTTTCATGATTTCATTTATCACATCATTAGTGATATCGACTTTAACATTTTTCTTCTCCTTAGAAGTTCGTTTATTAATAGAGTTGGTAATATCTTTCTTTAGTAATTCATTTGTGATATCGACTTTAACATTTTTCTTCTCCTTAGAAGTTCGTTTATTAATAGAGTTGGTAATATCTTTCTTTAGTAATTCATTTGTGATATTATTGGTAATGTTATTCGCGAGACTCTGGTTCTTCGCGACCTTTTTCTTTCCATACTTAGTAATTTTGTTTGAAATTTCCTTCTTCAACATTTCGTCAACAATTTTATCCGCGACAGTATTCGTGAGTCGGTTATTCTTAACATCTTTATTAATCTCTGTAAGAATCTTATTAGCCACGTAATTGATTTCCCTACTATTGTTGTTCGCTACATTCTTGTTGTTCGTACCAGTTCCAGTGTTAGCTACATTCTTGTTGTTCGTACCGGTTCCGGTGTTAGCTACATTCTTATTGTTTGTACCAGTTCCGGTGTTAGCTACATTCTTGTTGTTCGTACCAGTTCCGGTGTTAGCTACATTCTTGTTGTTCGTACCAGTTCCGGTGTTAGCTACATTCTTGTTGTTCGTACCAGTTCCAGTGTTAGCTACATTCTTGTTGTTCGTACCAGTTCCAGTGTTAGCTACATTCTTGTTGTTAGTACCAGTTCCAGTGTTAGCTACATTCTTGTTGTTCGTACCAGTTCCGGTGTTGGTATTTTTCTTGCATCGACCCATCATGCGGTTAAACATTCCACATTTTTTGGATCCATTCGCTACCGTCGCGACTGCTGCACCTGCACCCACACTAGCAGCTGTACCGCGCTTTAAAAAATTGAACATTCCCTTCTTGGGTGCGGATGCGTTCGTACCTTTATTCAAAAATGACGTATTCTTATTAGATGCGGGTGCATTTGTACCCTTGTTCAAAAACGAAGCATTTTTCTTCACACTCCCACTAAATGTGGGTGCATTTGTACCCTTATTCAAAAACGACGTATTCTTATTAGATGTGGGTGCGTTTGTACCCTTGTTCAAAAACGACGCATTTTTCTTCACACTCCCACTAAATGTGGGCGCGTTTGTACCCTTGTTCAAAAACGACGCATTTTTCTTCACACTCCCACTAAACGTGGGTGGGGGTGGCGCAGAATTTTGGGGTTGATTCAAAAACGCGGGTTTTGACATGGGAACACTGTTTGGAATAGTCTGGGTGGGGGTTTGGTTTCCGGAATTTTTGGAAACAATCGGGGCTTTGAATGAGAGCTTATTCGGAAACTTGAGAGTGTTCTGTTTCTTTCCGGAATTATTAGTCATAGAAAACCCATTCTTATTTCCTGATAAGTTCACGCGATTTCCATTACCATTGTTAGTGTTACCGTTACGATTGAAGTTTCTGTTATTCTTGTTACCGAAATTGTTAAAGTTCGAGCTTTTGTTTTCGGTGTTGTTGAATGCAGAATTATTGTTAAAATTGCGACGATTGTTGTTCACTGCTGTGTTGTTCACTGCTGTGTTGTTACGCACTGCCGTGTTGTTACGCACTGCTGTGTTGTTACGCACTGCTGTGTTGTTCACTGCTGTGTTGTTCACTGCTGTGTTAGAAACGTCCTTTGTGATGAGACGTTTCGAGACAATCTTCACAGGTTCTCGGATTTTAAGATACCTGAGTCGTTTACCGATTGCATCGGTAAGCTGTTTTTTAGTCATTTGCTCGATTTGGGACGTAAGACCAACTTTACGCGCAATCCTTTTAAGATCCGAGCGCTTCGTGGCAGAGTCGAAAAGAAGTTCATACTCTAAATGTTTCAGTGGTGAAGCGCGATCGATTAAATATGTTCGATCCGCGGTCATCACGAGAGGAGGGAGTGGAAGCTTCCCACCAT